GTACTTGAACAATAACAGGCTTGCTGTCTGCTTGTCCTTTAACACCTGCGAATGGTAAACGAATCATTAAACGCTCAACCCAAAAGAAATCATTCTTTGTGTTGCCGTCTGGTAGGAATCTTACTCTTGTGCTGGAACCTTCTGCTATGTTCCAATGTGGATAGATGGCGTTGTCGCCGCCTTGTTGTGTACCGCCTTGACCGCGGGTTTCTTGTGCTTGTAGCTTTGCTCTAATTTCAGCCAATGATGTTGCCATAATAATATCTCCTTAAAAGTTGCCTTAATGTAATGTGCCTAGATATACTAACGCACTGCATTAGTATAACAAATATATTTATCTTGTCAAACGAAAATTTTTATTTTTTTACCAAACCACTTAACCAACGTAGCATATCCAAATCTTCTTGTACAACTGGTTCTGGATTGCCTGCTGGCATAGTTGAATCGGCATATTGGTCTGCTGGTGGGGGAGCAGGTTGTGGTGCAGGTTCTTGTGTGTTAACTGCTTGTGATTGTAATATAGCCTCAAGCTCATCTGCAAGTTCAGTTTCACCATTTTGTGCTAACCAATTTGCAATAACTGGTCTGGCGTCTTGATCTGGACCCTGCTTTGATAACTCTCTTAGTTCTGCATGTAAACTATCTTGGTCAACATAACTAATGCCTTCTAGTGCGGCAATAGCATCTTGTCCGTCAATACCAACTGTAATTGGTTCGTTGAACAAGTCAGTTAGTTCGTCTGTTGCGGCTGGGCCAAATGTTTCTTCTGTAACATCTGTTGCCCAATCTTCAAATTGGTTTGTGTACGCTCTGTGAACATATGGTAGTGCATCGTTAAGTCTATCGTCAAATATCTTTTTAACAAAACGCTCACGTAGTGCATCTACATCAACATCATCTTCTGGTACTGAATAGTTTTCTGCTATTTGTAATAACAACTCGTGTCCATTACGACCTTTGAAACTTTCTAACTGTTTTCTAACTTCTGCGTATCGGCCTAATGCGGCTTCTACCATACGTGTTGTTTCTGTATCTTCAAAAGTTCTGTTGTTCATACTGCGAGCAAAGTGTCGCATAGCACTCATCTCTTTAACCATTTCAGCAATAACTTCACAACCACTGTCGCCCATCTCGCCACCACGGTTTAGGTGGTTGGCTAATGCTCTAGCACCGTGCAAGTTTTTGTGATCAAGTAAGAAACGTTCACCTAAAGGTGTTTCAATAAACACACGATCAATATTTCTAGCACGGGCACCATGTTTGTCTGGATCTACTGATTCTACGTGCTTGATAATAATTTTATGTTCGCCTAGGTCTGCATAACTGGTATGCTTGTCCCTGTTATCACCGTATAAGCGTGACTCAGCAACTAAGTCATCTGTATCCCACTGTGCGTCTGCTTTGCTCTGCTGTTTTAAATTCTGTAGGTCAAGATTGCTACGGTTGATGTCACGTACTTCAAAGTTAAGTAAGTTTCTTTTAGCAAATTTACGCATATTTCTTAAAAACTGAAACCATTCATCTTTATCTTCATCACTCATACCTTCTGTGATGTTTATACCGTAGTATACTTTAAGTGCGTCCTCATCTATTAGACTTAGTGTAACGTTACCAACGTTTTCACCTGTGTTACTAATGTAATCAAAGTTAATAAAACGAGCCTGTTCGGGATCGCTTGTACGATTGGCTTTGTCGTTGCCAATGTTTACATTGTCAAATTTTGCTCTAATTTTCTCAAATAATGAGGCTGATATTTTGTCTAATTCACGCATAATATATTATTTATGCTCCACAGGACCAAAGTAAGTGTAACTACTCAAGCGTGTTTCCCCTTCGATAAGTGTAGTCGGAACACCATGAAACTGATTAGGACCGTTAAACATAATGTATCCTGTATTTGCTTTATAAGGAAATGTATAGCGTACAGTTTTGTCTGCATTATAAAATACTGTTCCGTGTTTAGCGTCTGCGCTATCAAGCAAGTATACCTGCATTGCTATAGGTAAATCACCATCTAAATGTATACCACAAGTATACGGAGCGTAGTCTAACCAAAAACTGCTCCAACAGTCGTACTCGGGAAAATGTACATTTAGTGCATCTGCTAGGTCTTGTCTAACTTTGTTTAAGTGTAAATCAAGTTTAGGTAATATACTGTCCTGTTTTGGTAGTAGTCTACGTCTAGGCCAGTCTAACTGTCCTTCCTGTAGTTCCCATTCATATTCCATAAAATCTTCTTGCGCAACTTGATCAAGTAGATCCTGCGGATATACATCCTCTACTAGGAATAGATTATATTGCGCATCAACTGGGGTAATTATCATATCATTATAAAAGGCATTGGTGCAACAAAGTCGTCTACACCATCACGCATTGCATTATCTAACTCGCTGTCAAAACTTTGCAATGCTTGTGTCATTCTCAGTGCTAATAAACTAGCCATTACCAAATCATCACGCTCGCCTAGTTTAGCGGCAAAGCTAGACCCGTGTGCTACAAATGTTTTAAGTTCACTAATTAAGTTTTGACTGTTAATAGTCATCTTCTTACCTTCAATCAAACTTTTGAACTTTGCACAGACTGTAATTTTACTTTTGTTAGTTGTAGTAAATCCTTTACGATGCAATCTTGCTTGCCCAGCAGAAACTGGCTGACTTAGGAATGTACCCTTGATGTTTTCTTCGCCCATTTCAGCAATAACTACAAGTCCTGCTTCACCAAGTGTATTATTTTCTATACTGTAATAAATGTTGTTGGGAGTTTGTGTTAAGTCAGCGATATGATCGCATATTTCTTTTAAGATAACAATTTGTCGTTGTATAGGTGTTTTGTTGTGTTGCCATTCGCCACACTGTATCATCGTGGGCAGTTCAAATACTTGTATAGCCGCAGGGTCACCACCTGTGCCCAAACTAGGATCGAGACCTACAACATAGGTCTTGCCTTTTTCGGGACGCTTATACCAACGGACCTGACCTTGCTTTTCTATAGGATCCCGACCTTCAAGATCAACTAAAGTCATACTGTTAATTAATGTTTCATCGTAGATTAAGAATTCGCAACCGTGTTCACGTCTAAAACGCTCTTCACCAATACGTCCTATTTCTTCTTCTTTCCACTTTTCGTCCCTGTCTGGATGCTCCCACCAGTCTGCTTGATATGCAAAAAAGCCGTTGACACCTAAGCCGTTGTCTGTAGGATTACCATAGTCATCTATGTTTTTGTTTGCCTGCTTCCATATAAACGCAAATTGATCCTCATCGCTGTTTGGTGTTGATGTAATAATTGCCTTACCACCAGTACTGAGTGTAGGCGAAATACTTGTCCAAAACTCACGGGCAATAGTAGGTCTCACGAACGCAAACTCATCACAGTATAGTAGTGTAATGGACATACCTCGTCCAGTTGTTTCTGTAGTTGTTTGTGAAACAATACGTGATCCGTTTTCAAAGTCTATGCTACCTTTGTTATAACTGACAACACCAGCACGTATAAAATCTGGGCATAGTTCATATGCATATCTTATACGTTGCATAATCTCTTGCGCACCTGTGTACTTGTGTGCGGCGATAAGGATTGTGCTGTCTGGTTTGAACATAGCATGCCATAACAAGTAGCCTGCCGCACTGGTTGTTTTACCAGTTTGTCTAGGCATTAGACTTATGCTGAAACGATTTTTATGATACGCATTTATTAGACGCCGTTGGTATTCAAACGGAACATATAGCATCTTGCCTTTGACAGGATGTTGTATATAAAAATAGTTACTCATAAAGTATTCTGGTCCATCAACTGGGTCAGCACACTTTACAAACTCCTGTATCTGCTTTTCAGTAAAGTTGACTTTCTGATAAGGAGATTTTATAATATTTGCGTCGTTGGATTTCATGCGTGATATATACTTATATACACTTACTTATGGCACATACACTACTACTTAACAAAGATTACACACCAATTTCAGTTCTACCCTTGTCGGTAGTACACTGGCAACACTCAATTAAATTGATGTTCTTGGGACGCATTCAAGTGCTAGAAACCTATCCAGATTGGATCATTCATAGCGAAAAATTGAGCCTAAATGTGCCCAGTGTAGCAGTTACCAAAGAATACTTTAATACTAGACGTAAAGTGCGTTTTAGTAGAGGTAATGTTTATCTGCGTGATCTATACCAATGTCAGTACTGCCAAGATACATTTGACTTTAAGGACTTGACTATTGATCACGTTGTACCACGTAGTCAAGGTGGAAAAACTAACTGGGAAAATTGTGTTACTGCTTGTAAAAGTTGTAATCACAAAAAGGGCGATAGTTTATATGTACCGCTTAGTAAGCCGTATAAACCAGACTATTGGGCATTGGCCGCGGCGTGGCGTAACAGGACTGTACAAATTCCCGATCCTAAGTGGAATCAATATTTAAATTTAGATAAAGTTAAGGTTGCTTAGTAAGATTTTTCTTACAGTTTGTTCCATGCCATCTACGATAATTACCTAAGTTAGTAGTTTTACCACAATATTCGCATTCTGTTAGACCTGCCTTCATTGCATCAAGATAGTTTTCTCGTTCTTGTTTGCCAGGAACTCTGCCTTTATTTGCTTTAGATAAATTATCTCTATGTTCTTGAGACCTAGTCTTACCTTTTAATGCATTTGCAATTTTTTGTTTATGCTCTTCGGTAAAGGACTCTCGGTGTTTTCCCAAATTAATCTCTCTCAATTTTTGTTTAGTTTCTTCTGAATGTGGTGTTCCTTTACGGCCTTTTTGCCTAACACTCATTGCTTTCTTTTCTGTATCAGTATATCTGCGCCCAGTTACGCCGTCCCCGCCGTCTGTTTGATTTCTAAGAATTCCTGTTCTTAAATCTTTCCTGCCATACCAGGATATAAGCCTACGTTCTAATGCAAGAGCTCCAATGTTTGTTAAATTAGATTCAATAATGATTATTCTATCTATAGGAGGTTTGCCAATTTCCGTTTTATTTTTAGTAAATGCTCTATTACCAGACCCTTTACCAATATAGTAAGGAGATCCATCTTTTCTCAGATAGGCATATACATAACAAGTATTCATATACTTATTTATCGCCTGTTAGGTAAAATGTGTTAGAAAGGTTTTTCTTTTGTGAGATAAGGTCTTGAAAACCATAACTTAAACCATTCAGGAGTGCCTGGTTTAATTTTGTGCTTCTTCATTAATTGAGCTTTTTCGTTTGCGGTATGACTAATATTACTGAGCGACTTTGACTTCTTGCGCTCAGTAATACCAGCTAATTTTTGTAGTTCTGCTATTGTCATTATTTTTTATGTAATGATTTGTTTATAACTTTGCCAAGTTGTCCAATTCTACTAAATGGAACTGGCTTTCCTTGTGCATCTAATACTAATGCAAACTCGTTGCCAACGCTACCAGCCATGTAACGACCATATGGACCTACATATTTGACAGGCTTAACCTGTTGCTCATCTAGGTATCTATAGCGTACTAAACTAGCACCGCTTTTTTTACTTTTAACACCTGCCATAATTGATCTCCTATTTCAGATCAATTATTTATATTATATGCTACTATTTTGCTTCTAGCTGGTTATTCACACCAGCTCTTTTTTGCCTCACCGTAGTATTCTCTAGCGTGTCCATTTTCTATAAGCATTTTGCGTAGGCTGTTACCGTCAATGATAACGTCACCTAGTACACGACCACCATACTTGTCCCAACCCATTAAGTTAACCTGGAACTTTTTACCCTTCTTAATTTTATCTTTGGTAAATGCTGAAGCGGCATCTCCTGCTTTGGCTTCTTTATCGCATTGTGCTCTGTGTCCTTTTTCTGGGGTGTCAACACCGTAAACACGTACACTGAGCTCTGGCTTTAACGGCTCTAACAACCATTTAGCTTCAAATGCTACTGTATCACCGTCAATTACTCTGGTAATAACTGCATCATAAACTTTGCCTTCTTTGTCTTTTTTGGCCGCAAAAGCCATGGTGGATAACATTGCGATTAACGCAACTGCTAGAACTTTTTTCATTGTTTTTTCCTTTTGTTTGAATTACCAAGCACGACAAGACCAGTAACGTGCCTTGGTACGAGGACCTGGATTGCTACAGTTGTGTCGAGCTCTGAAACTTTTTCTTCTTGCTGGATTACTCTTTTTAATACTCATTGTCTTTTGACCAGCACGTTTAGCACTAGTGCCACCGTGGCCAAAATTAACTTTTTTAACGTTACCTGTCTTAGGATCTTTTACGTATACTTTAAACTTCTTAACATCACCACGCATTGGCTTGCCTAGTGGGACTTTGCGTCCACGATATTCTGCTTCTTGCATTCCAGTAATCTGACGCTCTCTGTTGTCAGTATTTGCATCTGACCGCGGAGCTATAGTAACCGTTGCTTTATATTTGCCCCCAACTGCTTCTACTTTTTTCTTTTCATGCATTTTAAGGGGATTATATTCGCCTCCTAGTTTGTCTTTAGCGGCGTATCTAGCTTTATCTACTGCCATTTGCATATCAGGAGATGTAGCTGTACCAGTAGTCTCCCGTGGGGTCCAACTTTCGTCTGCTTCATCTAAATTAAACTTTTCTTTTGCTTCTGCCTTAGACATATTATACTTTTCTTGAAACTCTTTGTCAGATAGTTCTTGTATGTCCATAAGCAAATCTTTTACTTTGCCTTCGTTGACATAGTGTGCATACTTGTCGTCACGCTCACTCCACACTTCTTCAGCATCTTCTTGTGCGGCTTCTAATGCGTAAATTTGATCTTCAGCACTTAGTTCTCTAAATTCTTCAGGACTATTAGGACCACCAGTTTCAACAGTGATAGAGTCGTGTATTACTTGTACTCTACCGTCATCGTCAACTACTGCTTTGTAGCGCAATGTTCCTAAACCAAAGTCTTCGTTCTCACCTTCAAAACTGTTAGGTGGAAAACCTTCGTACATTTCGTCCTGGCTAGAACGCTCTCTGTTTACTTTTTTGTGAGGATCACTGCCCATAGCACTCATATGACCACCACTTGGGATAGGTCCATCCTGCTTGTATTCAACAAAATAACCAGCGGATTCAAATATGCTCCAAGCAGTTGCATCTGCGTTTAGCACAACTCCATCTTCTAAAACATCTACTATAGTAGTTTCAATTAAGGTCTCGTCACGAGCAATTTCAAACTCAAAGATGTCGCCAACGCTAGGGGTTTCGTTGGCTTGTTCTTCTTCTAGTAAATAGTCTTTAAAAGATTTCATATTAGTTACTCACGTCTCGTAGATTCTTATCTGGGAATTTATTATAGAGTCTCTGTATTTCGAGCTTGTTCTCTTCGTCCTGTGCCATTTGTTTAGCGAACTCGGGGTTAATATAATCACTACCTGGTCCGCCTGTTTCGTCGCCGTAGCCTGCGGCAGGATTAGGTTGTGGTTTTTTAGTGCTACCTTTATAGTCGCCTTCTTCTCTGATTAAAATATCAGCAAGCATTGCTTCCAAATCTTCTTCAGCTTCTTCCATCTTGTTACCAGCTTTAAGTTCTGCTAACCAATCATCAGCTAGTTCTTTAGCAACAGCTTTGCGTACATCAGGGGAAAATATACGTAAGCCATCGCCATTGCTGTGTTCTTGTCCGTACTGTTTAGCACCATTAACTGCTAGATAGTAGAATAACTTTTGTGCTAGTTCGTGATCATATACACCTTTGTCCCACTTGCGTGATAAGTTACGCTGAATAGGCTCCACATTCTGACTGTATAGGTCAGCGTTGTGGTCAATGTAAATTTTTAGTTCACGCACTGCATCTTCATCAACGTCAGCACCGCCTTCAGTCATTGGATTGTCACCGGTAAAGCCAGCAACTGCGTGTTGCGACTTAGGACGGTTAAGGTCTGTACCTTGACGTAATATTGCATCTACCGATGCGTATGTTTCATCTGGCTCGTTTGTATAGGCTTCTTTAACATCTTCGTCGTCATCATCGTCAGACTTAACCATGTTGTCTATGTAATCACCATAGTCTAACGGTTTTTTCTCTTCTTTCGCATCTTCTGACAGTTTGACTCTAGCGTTAGATTTTAAGCCAGACAATTTTAAAATATCGTTTAAATCTTCCATCTTTTTCCCCTAGGATAACGTATTTAGCTCTTTTTCTTTTTACTTTTATTGTATAATTTCCATGCAGTAGCGTAGGCTATGCTTTTTTCACGCTTGGTTAATTTACCGTCTTTAGCATATCCTTTTTTGACATGCTTTACTATACGCTCGTATTTGTCGCCCGGTGGTGTTTCTTCTTTAACCAAGTTAGGATCCTTTTCTACTGCTCTATCCCACTTAGTTTTACCAGATGAATCTAATCCGTAATCTTCCATGCCTTTGGGTGGTGCTACTGCATCAACGGTAGCATCTGCGGCATCTTTTACTTTACCTGGTGCATTAACAATAGCAGTACCAATATCTTTAAGTGCATCTGCTGCCTTAGAACCAATTCGAAGTATTCCTTGGCGACCTAGATCATTTTTATTAGCGTGATCTATAGCTGATTTAGTCTGATCAATAACAGCTGGATCTGTACCTGTTATACCCTTCTTAAATTGTTGATATTTGTCGTATAAGTACGAACCAACACGATCAAGAGCTACTCCGCCATTCTTATTTAAAATTCCTTGCGTTTGATTTTGTGCATCACTTGACACTTCATCTTGTGTGCCGCTTGGCACTTTATCTTGTGTATTGCTTTTAGCCTTTATTTTATCAAGGTATGCAGTCCCTTCGCCGCCTAGTGCAAGCATTATTTGATTGTCTAAATTTCCTTTGTAAGGTGCCCAGCCCTTTTCTTTATTACCGTAGATATAATCTCGAGTTTCCTGTGGAATTTTTCCTTTGCCACCTTTTCGTACCCATTCAGCTGTGGCAGTTGGCCCCCAGTTATATGCCATTAATGCCTTCGTTGGATCTTGATTATATGTATTATAGTGTCTTGCTAGTAGTCTAACACCCGCTTCAATATTCTTTTGAGGGTTAGTTAAATCTTTTCTACTAATTCCAAGGTCTTTGAGAAATTTTCCACCTGATCCAGGATTAAGTTGCATTACCCCAACTGCACCTTTAGGACTTACAATAGTTGCGGCTCTGTCTGCATCATATATACCTGTTTCTCTGTTTAACACATGCAATGCTAATTCAGGAGGTACATCATATAACTTTGAATATTTCATTACCAAATCTACATATTGTTTTTTAGTATATGCTTCTTGTAACTGTAACGATTCTCTAACAGGCATACCTTTAAGTGTACCAGATTGGCCTCCTCTTGAATAATTATATTGTTTTTCCATTCTTCTATAATAATCCTCGAGGTTCTCTCCGGGTAACGGACTATCGCCTCCTCCGGTACCTGTATCACTTCCTACATCACCTGGTGTTTCGCCACTATCACTTCTCCTACCCGACGTATCTGTTCCATCTGACGATGTTCCGCCTTCCTGGTCAGTTGAGTCTGTACCTGATGGGCCACCAGATGTGTTGTTATCTCCGGTAGGACTTGACCCGGCTCCGTCTACTTGTGCATCTCCAGTCCCTGTTCCTGTTCCGTCACCACTTCCTGCTTGTTGTTTTCTACGCTGTTCTTCTTCAGCTTTACGCTGTTCTTCTTCAGCTTTACGTTTTGCCGCCTCTTGTTTTTCTTTTTCTAATTTCTGTCTTAGCTCTTCAGCCCTACGTTGTTCTTCAGCCCTACGTTGTTCTTCAGCCCTACGTTGTTCTTCAGCCCTACGTTGTTCTTCTGCTTTTTTTAATTCAGCCTGACGTTTTGCTTCTTCAGCTTTACGTTTTGCTTCTGCGGCGGCTTTTTCTTCTTCACGTTTTCTATTTCTTG